GAGAAGGTAACAAGTATTGGATAGATAGATTTTTTGCTAAACACTTAGTTCTTCTTTACTATTGGATTATGGTTGCATATTATTTTGCTAGTCCCTTAGATGCATATGATATCAATATGAAGATTGAAAAGCATGCTTATGAGACATATGTAAAGTATTTGGCATATCATCCAGAAGATAAAAAGATAGCAGAAATAGCAGAGGACGAACTCAAACATGCACATGAATTACATCATGCAATGTCAATGATCTAGTATTCCTCTATAAATAAGTAAAAATAGTATATTTCATGGTCTTCAAAACCATAAAAAAGGGACTAAAGTTTGGTAAAAATGCACTATTTAATGGATTATCCACTCCATCAGGTAGTTCTGATCAAGCAAATAGTTACATACTCAGATATCCATATGATATTATGGATGCTGAGACCGACTACTTTTTAATAGAAGCACTTGAATATAAAGCAGGTGGAACTCCTAATTTTAGCAGTGGTGGTGGAGCATTTAATAAACTTAAATCTGCTAAGTCAGAAAGAAATTTTATTCTTCCTGTGCCTAATGGAATAGGATCAAAGAATAATGTCGGTTGGCAAGGTGGAAATATGAATGCATTAACAGGAGCTGCTGCTGGTGCTGTTGATACGGTTCTCAGTCCAGAAGGTTTAGATGGAAGTGAAAATATATTTAAAACTTTCAGTGCAGGTGTAGCTCAAGCAGGAGAGGGTTTACAGGAGCAGTTAACTAAAACTAGTACTGATACAACTCGCATAAGAGAATATGTAAAAGCAAAAACAGCATCTGCAGTAATAAATGCAGCAGTAGGTAGTAATATTAATGCCAATCAAATAATGGCAAGGCAGTCAGGTCAAATAATAAATCAAAACTTAGAACTACTCTTTAATAGTGTATCATTAAGACCTTTTGGATTTAGATGGGATATATCTCCTAGAGATAAAAAAGAAGCAAAAGTAGTAAAAGAAATGTTTTTGCAGTTAAAAATGCGTTCCTCACCTAAAAGACTCAAAGGTGGTGAAATGGCATTTCTTAGCACTCCTGATGTTTTTAGAATTTCTTATAGAAAAGGAGGTAATGTACATCCTTTCTTAAATAAATTTAAGATATGTGCTTTAACCTCTGTAGGAATTAACTATACTGGATCTGGTCAGTACTCAACATACGCAGATGGTACACCAGTTCATATGAAGTTAGATTTAGCATTTACTGAATTGGAACCAATATACAGAGATGATTATGAAGAATCTTACATCGATTTCTAATGTCAATATCTTACTTTAACCTATTACCTAACTTCAAATACCTTAGTCCACTCAAAGAAGGTGGAAAAAGGGATCAATATATTGAAGTTAAAAATCTTTTTAAAAGAATAAGACTCAAAAGTGAGGTATTTCAGTTTGCTTTGAGTTTTAATGATTATATAATAGATGATGGAGAAAGACCTGATACAATAGCAGAAGGTTTATATGCAAGTGCAAAATATGATTGGGTAGTTTTATTATCTGCCAACATTATTAATGTAGAAGATCAATGGCCAGTACCAGAAGGGAAACTCTGGGATCTTGCTGATGAAAAATATGGTGGAGATCTAAATGCAGTTCATCACTATGAAACTACAGAAGTTAAAAATAGTGATGGTAAATTAATATTACCTGGCAAATTAGTAGTAGATCCAGATTTTACTATCCAAGATCCAAACAATTATACTCAAACAATTAATCCAACTGTTGCTGTAAGTAACTGGTTAGTAGAGACAAGAAAAAACAATGAAAAACGAGCGATCAGGGTAGTCAAAAGAGAATACCTCAACACACTCGTTAATGATACTAAAAATATATTACAATATCAGAATTCTTCGCAATATAAGAGAAGCACTGGTAAAGTTGCTACTAATAATCTTGTTTAAAGTAGAGCGTCTAAGTCAGAAACTGTAGTCGCTGCTGTAATACTTGAATAAGGAACTGCAGGGTTAGATTTAAGTGATGCAGACTCTCCCTTCATGTCTGCTATAGTCTGTATATCTGCGTTTTCTTTTGCTATAGATATAAATTTTGCTTCCAATTCTTGTTGGCATAAAGTTTTAGCAGATGCCATATCTACTTCAACTGCCTTTGAACTATGGTTATATTTCCAAGCGTTTCTCCAATGCTTTGAAGGTAAGGAACTATTATCTACCAGTGAATATTCACTAGCACTAATATCTTTTGCGATAATGTCTTCGTCAGACAAAACGCATTGCTCTGATGGAATAACTACACGACAAAAACCATCAGATCCATTGTAGACAATGACCTTATCTCTTGCCATGATTAGTCAGTTAAAGTAGATGGTACTATACTTGTTGCGTCTGGAAATAATTGCAGAACTCTAGCTCTTGCCTTTGTATCGTCCTCTGCATACATTTCTACTTTTCTAGTTTCAGAACCTACATTAAAGGTTACTGCATACCTATTTGCTGAATAAGCCATTAAATTAATCGTTAAAACAAAAAAGGAGAGGTTGTCCTCTCCTTTATTTATACCTTATTCTTCAGCTAAACGCTGGAAGTATGAAAGTGCGTCATCGCCCTCATCAGATTCACCAAAACTAGTGGCTACCTCTTCTTCGGGTCTTGGTGGCAATTCCTCAGATGCAACTTCTTCGTCAATTGCTTGACTTATAGTTGATTTCTTATTACCAAGGACATAATCAAACCTCTTTTTCAGTTCGTCATAAGTTTTGAACTGAGAGGCATCGGTAATCTCAGCGAGTGAGTATTCCTTCTTCCATATTTCTTCTAATGCTTTATCATCATCGAGAAGAGGAGAAACAGCAGCGAATTCAGAACTATCATAGTTCCAGTATCCTGCTACTTTCTTGATCTTAACTTTGAAGTTAGCACCTTGCCAGAAGTCAAAAGGATTGATTGGGGATTCATCCTCAAACTCAGGTTGCATTGCTGCCATTATCTTATCGAAGATCTTCTTACCAAACTTATAAAGGAAAACTTTTCCCTCGTTATCTGGGTTAGAAGGATCTTTCACAACATAGATGTTAGTATAATATGATAACTTACGCTTTTGGTTACGGGCAATTTGCTTGTTAGCGTCAGTACCAGAATTCCATAATTCAGTATTGTATTCTGAAACAGGGTCTTTACCACCGATGGTAGTTAAAGAATTTTCAATGTACCATCCACCTGGACCTTGGAATGCATGTGAATACAGTTTTGCCCAAGGAAGGTCTTCCTTATCTGGTGCAGGAAGAAAACGAATAACTGCATAACCGTTACCTGCTTTGTCAACTTCTGGTTTCCAAAGACGGTCATCGGCACCGTTACCTGTTTTGTTGGTCTTCTCGACTTCTTTAACAAGCTTTGCTGTTAGAGAACCGAGTGATGATTGCTTTTTAAGTGATGCAAAAGACATAGATTTGGCTTTTTATTAGATTTGGCTTTTGTACTGGTCTATTATAGGGCGACAGTGCTCCCATGTCAACTAAAATTCTTGCGAAGGTTTGCTAGAGTATCCTGCATGTTTTTAAACAAGAGGTCAGGATTAACATCTTTAGGAAAACCTACTAATTGTGCAGATTGATGAATTTGTTCCATCATATCCTTAGCACGAGGATCATCAGATAGTTTCAATCTCATGTAAAAATTTCTTTGCTTATCCAAAAGAGTTTCTAATTGGTCAACATGTTCCATCTTCTCTTTATGAGACAATCTCTCAAATGCAAAGATCTTTGAATAGATCTCTTCTTGCATTCTATTGATCTCAGTTATAGATTCTTGGACTTGCTCTGATGCAAAGAAATCAGACATAATACTAGTATTTATAAGGGTAGTTTGGCACGAGTGGTCTTTTTCATGAAATTGAGATTAATTGCATCTGCCTTTAATTTCTCCTTTAGTGGTTTAGAAATTAACTTAGTAACAGAGTCAACTTCAATGCTATTTTTCTCACAAAACAGAACTATAGCATCGATATAATTTACTTTTTCTTCTAGCACAAGTTTCTCTACTTCAAGAGAAAACTTGGCAGCATTCATGAATTTTTTATCTAATGCTTTGGTTAATTCATTTTCCATTTAATTCTATTTGAAAGTCTAAAAAGTTTCTAATGTAATGTACAAGTAATTTCATATATTTCTTCTTATTACGCTCTTCATATACTTTACAAGTGCCATCCTCACATGCCATTATTATAACAAGTTTTTTAGCAATTGTGCCAGTTTGTTCATAGTACATAGCAGCATATGCCATTGCTTGAACAAAATAACCTTCAATCCATTTTCTTGGTTTAGGTGCTTTAGAAGTCTTAAAGTCAATAACTGCTAATTCACCATCATGTTCTGCTATGCAATCAACTGTACCTGCAACACCTAATTCTTTACTAAAGAGAGAACCTTCTAATGCGTGAATATTATCAATTTTATTCAGTTCTGGTTTTGCTATCTTAAACAGAAATTCTGGTAGTGGTGGAACATCTGGAAGTTCTTCATTAAGAAGATAGTGCTCAGTAAGAGTATGCATGTCAGTACCACGAGATGTTGCTTTCGCAGTAATTTCATTAGCTTTTTCTTCACCAATCTTTTTTCTCCAAGAAGCAAACTTTGCTCTATTATAAAAGGAGGTTACTGAAGTAATAGAAACTAATTTTAGTAGTTCATCATTATCAGGAACTTGATAATATCGAACACCATCAACAGTCTCTCTCTCCAGTGGAGGGAGGATTACAGGTACATGATTAAACATTACATATTAAGTGCTAATTTAGTCTTCAAATATTCCTTACAGAGTCCAGAGCGAACAATGTCATCAACATCAAATTCAATCATAGAGAAAGATTCCATTTGTTCAAGGATTTTCATGAAATCAAGGATTCCATTCTTTTCATTCTGTTTTATAAGGTCAGTTTGTGCAGCGTCACCGCAGAAATGAATTCTACAGTTTTCACCCACTCTTGTTATTATACTATCTAATTCATGAAAATTCAAGTTTTGGCATTCATCTATTATGATGATAGCATCATCAAATGTAGTTCCTCTTAGAAATGAGGTAGACCAGAACGAGACAGTCTCTTGTTGCTTAAGATTAGCATATAACATTTCAAAATCTTGATCTGTAGGCATCTCAAACATATACTTTACCATATTCTTATAAGGAATCTGATAAAGGAATGATTTGTCCTCATGATCACCTGGCAAGAAACCTATCTCTCTGGTCGATACAAGACTACGAACAATGTAAACCTTAGTATATGGTGTAAGTTCATTTAATACATCTTTAATGGCATTATAGAGAACGATAAAGGTCTTTCCTGTACCTGCAGCACCATAAGTAAAAATATTTTTGCCTCTTGCATAATCATTGAAAAGAATTTCTTGATTAGGTGTCAAAGGTTTAATATCTACAAGAAGATCACTATTAATAGGTTTCTTCCTTCTCATTTGTTTGGCAGTCAAACCAGCACCAACTTGTTTGTCTGTTTTCTTATTACGAGTTCTTTTTACTGGCATATTAGTCGAGTGTTAGTTTTTGACGATTTTGACCTGTTTTTTGAGCTCTTCCTAAGATCTCATTCCAACCAGGTTTGTTCTTTCTCAGTTTATCTTTCCACTCGCCAACTTCTCCAACACCTGGTGAGTTATCTGGGGTGAAATATCGAATCCAATCAGGATTATCAATCTTCCACTGATCCCAATCATTTACACTCATCACAACTTCTTTCGTTTCACCAGTTTTCGTATTTTTAATAGGATAAGTAGCCATAAAAGTTTACATAGGATAGTTATTTAGAGTATGACAAGATTGTCATCATCTACATGAACAAGATTCTTGTATGTCACTAGATCAAATGCAATACTGATTCTAGGGATATCTGATTCATGAACAGATGTATGGTGTGTCAAATAGTTGGGAAATAGTGTAATTTCACCAGGTCTATTTTCTACATCATAGTCTTCTTGAGTATATGGGTGCATATACGAAGTTGAAGTATTCTCGGCAGTTACACAAAAGTGTCCACCAAGATAAGAGTGTGGATGTGTGGAATGTGTATGATTTTGGATCTGTTGACCCTTACGCATTACATTTGCCCAACATCTGACTTTTAGAGGTGGTGGTTCAGAACCAATCACCTGAGCAAAATATTCATCATGAAAAATACGAATTTCTTGATGTAATTGTGCTATATCAACTTCCTGCCATTTTAGCACATTAAAGTGTTTAAATCTAGCAGTTAGACTATCTGCACCTAATCCAGTGTTACCATCATCGTCTCCAGAGTACTTTTCTATTATTTCTTTCTCTTTTTCTAAAACTATCTTAGCAATATTCTCTGTATTGATAATAATTGGTTTCACAGCAATGCTGTAATCCCAAAATGGAGCAAAAGGAGTTTCTGGAGGTTCACTAACGAAACGAATCCCTCTAGTCATAATTTAGGTTCTTCTGGATTTACTTCGACCTTCTCTAATTGTCTTTTCATCATTTTAGCATATTTTACCTCTTCTGGTGTATACCAGTTGCGGTTGAGTTTTGCTCTTTTAATCAATTTTTTTGCTGCTTTCTTGTCCTTCATGTTTTCCGTAGTATGCATTAAAATATGCTACTAGTCCTTTAGTTGTTGGTTGTTTGGAACACCAATCATCGGCACACTCGTAAATCGAACGATTTGTATGAGTATTGCCAAAATTCTTTAAAAGCAGTTTTAGAGTTTGCTCTCTAATCTGAGTATCCATCGTCATCATCGTAGAGTTCATAATCTTGTTTCATGGTTGCTGGTTGTTTTGGAACATACGCTTCTTTATCAGAAAAAACCTCTGCTTCCAATTCTGTTACAACTTGTTTGAGCATTAAAACCATGCCTTTTAAAACTTGGCGATCCATAGCTTTTAATATAATTTATAAAAAAGAGGGTCTCTGTAACCCTCTTTTTGATCAATGTGTAAGATGTCCAGATTAAGCAGTAGTAAGATCCTTTTCAGTCTTTATTCCACGATAAGTTAAAGTAACTTTCTGTGTTTTTGCTTGATTTGGGCGGTTGTTGGTGTCATAGACAACACCACGGTAAGTGACTTGTGCCATTTAAGTTCTCCTAAAGTAGTTGGATTTAAAGCCCGTTCCTTTAGTCGTTTGCGTCCTTTGGAAAACATGCTGGATCAGTATGTGCAACTATAACTCTTGTTAGTTCCAATCTCTCAGATCTATTAGGGTTGTTAGTTACACCTTCTAATAGTTCAGCAGCATGGTCACAATCAAGTGGTGCTCCTATTGCTATTAGACTAAGCAGAATGTGGTACATAGGATGAACGCTCCGTTCCGCGACTTACTTGCGTCCGATGATAAACGCTTCACAATTTTCTTCTGGCACTTTTGTTCTAAAGTAATCTATAAGATACTCTTGAGCATCAGAGTTAAGATTCTTATTAGTAAGTATCTCAATTCTGTTTTGGTTCCACTCTGCACATGACATTTCCCAGTGGGAAGCGTTATGTTCAGCGAGGATCAATGCCAAAAGAGCAAGGTTGTGCATCGGATGAACGCTGTATGTTAATTCTAACACATAACTATTTATAATGCAACCTCGTATATTTTGATACGGTTTACAGGGGTTTAATATTCTCTCTTGACTCCTTTAACATTTTATATGCGTGACTATTATATTTTGCTAATTTCTCTGCCCAGATCATATCATCTAAAGTAACTGTTCTTCCATTTACGATTTCAACGCAAATGTCAATAAGTTTCATTCTTTGTTTTGCTGATAGCATTTTTGAAAATCCTGTGGCTCAAAAAATTTGCGGAGATTTTTTTCCCGATTATTTGAAAAAAGAGTTCGGTTTTCCCTCAGGAATACATTCTAACACTTTTTCTCTAGGAAACCAACCCAACTCACGCAAGGCAGTGGTGTCGGCACATGTGATGTCTCTTTCGCCTGGTGTACTATCTTTGACAGGTAGATCAACATAACCAAATGCTTCTGCTAATTCTTTAACAGTTGTAGTCTCACCTGTCCCTATGTCAATAGTTCCAGTATATTTACTAGACATTAGATAACAAATTGCTCTAGCGACATCTTTAACATGAATCCAATCTCTTTTATGATTGGTAATGTATTTAACTGTATTATCCTGCAACATTCTGAATAGCATATCAGGTCTGCTATCTTCTCCATATACTGTCTGGAATCTCATCCCCACACTATTAGGTGGTGCTTGTAGTTCATTAACTTTCTTGGTAATACCATAAGGATTTTGCCACCACTCTTCTACTTGTGCTGAACTAGCATAAAGTAATCTAGTATTGTATCTCTTACAATAATCAAAGATAGGTTTAGATTTTTCTACATTATTTTCCCAAAACTTATCTGGATTATCTACACTCTCTCTGATGGCAGCAAATGCTGCTAGATGTATGATGTAATCATAAGGTTTATCAAACATACTAATCTCTGACTTGAAATCCCCAATGTCATCAGGAAAATCCATGCCATCAACTAAGTATCCGTAACCTGCATCATGTCTAAGGTGATTGAAGACATAGTTGCCTATGAATCCCTTATGTCCTGTAACTAATATTCTTGTCATCTAACACGATTTCCCCATTCAACATCAGGGTATGCTTCCTTGACGGTGTTATGGGTTATCCTGTATTTCTTCTTAAGATCTTTATCTTTAACTAAACAAACAACTTCTGCTTCATCAGGGTGTAATGACTCCAACAACTCTATGAATAGAGACTCTCTCCTAGTTCTTTTAAGTCCATCGTTTCCACCCTTAACATAGTTGTAAAGAGTTCTATACTGACTAGACAGTTTACTTTGACTATCTACAGTTGGTGAAGTGTTAGGTGTATAAGGCACTTCTCCTTCTGGCACAGCACTTTCAATGCTTTCATCAAAATTCCAAACAAATAATGACACTAATGCTGGTGATCTATAATCTTGAAGGATTTTAATCTTTTCCTTCTTTGTTTTAGCACTGTGTACTGCTTGTAAAATTTCAGATTGTAATGGTTTTGGTGGTAATTTAGCCATAATAATTTCAAGGTTTACTAATCTTCGCCAAGTCCTTCAGCGTCATCCTCTTCAGTGATGGTTGGATCATATCTGAATGATATTAAATCACTCAAGTTATAGTTTCCATTCTCATCAAACATCTCAGGATGCATTGTAGGTTGAACAGTTGGTTCTCTATCATGATGATACATCATGTATTCTCTTAGTACCCATCCTAGCATAGAACCGACTAAAAGTGAACCCACTATAAGAAATGCTGCAACTGCAATGGATATTGCTAACATTTTTCTACCTCCTCAGGAATATCTTTTTTTATGTCCAGAGATAATTCAAGGTTAAAATGGAGTTCTCTCTTAAAGAGACGCAGCATATTACTGAAATTATACTGAAACGATTTTGGTTTAGGTGGTTTCTTGCCTCCCCCAAGCATAATTCCTACGCCTCTATTTAGAGGAATATCTTTTAGGTTTTTTTGCTCAGACAAGTTTGTTCTCCTTAAAGTATCTCACAGTTTCTTTAGCACCTCCTATAACTTTGTGGTTATGGGTTTGATCAACGACCTGTGGAAAGTATTTTGTATTGAATTGAGATTCAAATTCTTCTATTGTAAAATCTTTATCTAAAGTATAAACTACATGTTCTTGTTTTGCTAGAAGCATTAAGTCTTTTACAAGTTCACAATGCTTACAACCATCTATTGAATATACGATGAAGGACATTAAATTGTCACCCCTAAAATTATTATGTAGCTTTCCATATTCCTCTAACTGATGGTGAAATATGATCAAGATTTGCTGCTATACAAATTCTATTTCCTGTATGATCACTAGGCACAAAATGATCTAGTGCTGCAGGAAATGCTATGACTAATCCGTTCTCCACAGGTCTACATGTTTCTCCTATACAAATAGGTGCAGAGTCCTCTTTAACATCAACATAATAAAGGACTGCCATAGTTGATGGGAAGTGATTATGATACTTGGTTCCTTCATTAGGTCCGTATGTCATAGCCCACATATTAACACAATCAAATTGTCCTTTGGTGTGCCAATACTGTGAGGCAATATCAAAAACAAACTTCTCAAAGAATGTTTGGATTTCAGAGAACCTTGGATCAGTTTGATGAATGTTCCAATTAGATCTCCAATTAGCACCTACATTATTATCTTTTGTAGTTTTTTCAAATTCTTTTTTATGATCTAAGATGGATTGTTTATGTTCAGCAAGATGCTCCGTCCAACTTGTCTCGAAGACAGGAAGTTTAGCATCTACTTTTGCAATTTCTACTTTGGTGGGCATACTTTATCAATGTTCATAGCGACTGCGATTCTCCTACCTGTAGTAGTAGGAACATGATGGACTACATTGCCTGGAAAAAGAACTAGTAATCCTGGTTCTATGTTTATCTGTTTGTCTTCAAGGAATATTGGAGCAACATCCTCTTCAACATCAATATAATAAACACAAGACCATGATGATGTAAAATGATCATGCGGTTCAGCATGTTCACCTGCTTCCATCACTACTGCCCATAAAGATACTATTTTAAAGTCAGCGTGTGTATGGAAAACATTGTCCATTATATAGTTTAGCACATGTAATACATAATCGGCAACTGGTTGAAACCTATCATCAGTTTCCAATGTATCCCACTTGGTCACCCAACACTTAACAGAATGACCTGCAGTTTCATATGAGTCTATGATTTCTGGATCTTTATCTCTCTTCTCTAATATAATATCTTTTAAATATGCATTGAGTTTAGGGTCTCCACCATACACTTCAAAGGTTGACACTTTAACATCAACCTTATCATGTACTATTTTTTTAGATGTAGGTTGGTTCTCCGTCCTGTCCACCGAATGTACAGATGTCAAGTTCTCCTAAGTCCTCTAACGCAGGTATTCCATTATACACTCTAACTATGAAATGATCAACTGTTCTGTCACTGATCCTTAAATTAACAATACCACCTGGATATGCATTAGTACCAGAGGCAATTCCTATGACTGCATAGTTAGTGTCTGCCATAGCATCAGCAAAGTTAACTTTGTAAACACCAGTAGCTTGTTGTTCGATAGAACTTACATTGTGTGATCTATCACCAGGTGTATAGTCACTGTTACCAACACCTAAGTTTGTATTCAAGTACCAAGAGGTAGCACGACCCTCAAACATTTGAGTGTAAGTACAAGTCTTAAGTCCTGATCTATCTTTAAACTCACCAACCTTAGCAACTCTCTGCATTTCAGGATTGAATACCTGAACAGAGTTACCCATAGAACCATACTCTGTGCCAACACCTGCTCCATAGTAGAATAATTCTGGAGTTGTTTCATCAACTGCAACTTCTGTATATGAACCAGTAAATGTAACACCCTGAGTCATTTCAGCTGGGTTAGTAGTACCTATACCAACTGAGGTGACACCAGAAGGATGATAGTACATCCTGATTGGATAGTTAGCTTGCTGTGCAGCATTCTCAAATCTATAAGTCTGACCTACCTCAAATCTTAAGTAAGGTGATTCATAACCTTGAACATTAATACACTTATCAGATCCGATACCAATGTACCTATGTTCTGAAGTCTTAGTACCAATAGTAACAGGTAATGGTTTGAATGGATTAGTATGCTCAGTGTAAAGATTCTTGGATGTATCTGCAGCACCAGTTAAGGTAGAGAAACTAGCAGCAGATGCAAAGGTAGCATTGGTTGCCTGAGATGCAAGACCTGCAAGAGTTGCATAGGTTGCAATACCAGCAACGATTGCTTCAGATGCAATACCTGCAAGAGCAGCACGAGGTGCTTCAACAATGGTAGCAGTAACAATACCAGCTGAGATAGGTGATACATCAATACCAGCATCAAAGTTAATTGTACCAGCAGTACCAACTAAAGATCCACTATCGTTAACAATAACACCACTACCAGCAGCAACAATGTTAGTTAATTCTGATCCATCACCAATGAATTTTGGTGCAGTTATATTATTAATAACATTGATTGTTGCTGAAGAATCTAATTGAGCAGCAGTAGCAGCAGTAGTCGCATTGTCTGCAGTCGTTGCATTGGTTGCAGTAGTAGCAACGGTAGCAATACCAGCAACAGTAGCATAGTCAGCATAGGTTGCTCTTTCAACAGAAACTCCATCGGCAAGACTGTTTGCAGTCTGGGCAACACCTACAGTATCTGATCCTTCTATTAATGCAACACCATTATTAACAGTCGCAGTAATGTTAGTTCCAAAGTTAATTGTGGCAGCAGTACCAACAATAGTACCACCATCCTCAACATTAACACCAGATCCAACAGCAGTAACACCAGTCAATCCTGATCCATCTCCAGCAAATGCTTGAGCAGTAATGATACCAGTGGTGTTTACATTAAGGTTAGATCCTATACCAGAAGGTCCTGGATCCTGTGGGATTGAGTGAGCAACAAAGGTTAAGTTAGGTTTAGAACCACGAACAATTAAACTCTGTCCATTAGAAAGAGCGAGGTTGTCGATCTGAACATCCTGTAATGGTGCTAGTCTAAGACCAAAAGCAACATAATCTGACTCTTTGAACTCTGGTATCCCTCCAGATGATATACCAACAGATAATGCTGCAGTGACATCTGGGTTCTGGTTTGTAGCATGAACTGTAATCAAACTATCTTCTTCAGCAGTAAGAATCTTTAAGTTTGAATTGATTGTATGTGGTGGTGTGTATGATAAAGTTAATGATTCTTTTCTACCATGTGTAGCAGCAGAAACATCACTGATCTTATCGTAAATCTTAGTAGCAAATGTTAGGAAAGATACATTAGGGTCGAATGATGATACAAATATCTTATCGCCTGGTTTAATACCAACCTTTTCAATCAGTCTAGTACCACCTCTGTCTAATTCAATACCATATGCAATGTAGTCACTACTTTTAAAGCCAGGTGTGCTAGAGATACCAATAGAGAATGTAGATTTAAAGTCATTCTGGTTTGCAACAGCAACACTAACTTCAAGAAGATCTTCACTCTCAAATAGTAGTGTTGGTTCAACGACACCCTTAGTCAATGTAGTTCTAACAGATGCAAGACGACCCACTCTTGCTTGGAATGGATCAGGAGTTTGGAAAGATGTTACTACAGAGAATGGTGAAGCATAGGATTGTCCCATACTACCATCAGCATTAGATACATGCCTTAATCTTACATAGAATGTGGTAGCAGCAGCTAAACCAGTATTAATAGTCTGAGTTAATGAAGTAAGGTTAGAACCAATAGAAGTATAAACAACTTGAGAAGGATCAGCAAAAGTTATATCTGTACTGACTTCAAATTCAACTCCCTTAAGTGTACCAGAAACTGCCTCACCATCTATAGCAATGTAACTACTTGAGGTTAATACAATACCAAATCTCTGACCTACAGTAGATGCATTTACAGGTCCGACAATGAATGGTGTCTGAACACCTGGTGCATTACCTAAGGTAGCAAACGATACTATACCAGCAGAGTAATTAGAATAATACTGAGTAAATGCTGTACCATCAGAGTTAGATACATGTCTTACTCTTGCATAGTAAGTAGTAAATCCAGCTAGAGTTCCAGTAGTTGTCTGTTCTAATCCAACATTGTTTGCAGTTGATTGGAAGTCAATGTAACTGAAATCTACATCTCTAGATAGTTGGAATTCAACTGCTTTTAATGTACCTGATACTGTTGTTCCACCAATAGCAGTGTATGCAGATGATCGTAATAATAATCCTTCAGTATTAACACCAGTTGCATTGTTAACAGGAGAAAGAATAGAAGGTTCGTTGATTCCTGCAAGTTCTGTAGAGATACCAGAGTTGACATCAATAAAAGTAACATTAACATTACCGTTACCATCTTCAGTTCTCTGGTTGAATTGTCCTGACCAGAAGGTAGCAGTATCAATGTCAGGATGCTGATCAAAGAATAAATCATTTCCTAAAACTTTACTACCAGATTCTGATAGAGCACTAGAAGTAGTAAAACCTGTTAT